CTAAATGGGCTTCATATGGGCAATCACTGTCCCGATGATCTGACAGTTGCCGTTAATCGATAAAAAACGCAGTTCAGGTGGATAGGAAGGATTAAGTGCCTTCAGATATTTCTTATTATCAATGACCTGTATCTGCTTGAATGTTGCTTCTGCCGAATCGGTCAGCATTGCAATGACAAATTTGTTGTGTTCTGGCTCGACCAGATTCGGGTCAATAAAGATCAGATCATTTTCCTCAAACCGGGGCTCCATTGAGTCTCCCCGAACCCGCAGAATGTAAGTTCCGGGGCCACTATGTACCGGGCAGGGATAATATTCGTACTCATCAGGCGCGTATGGTGTTACTGCTTCAGAAAAATCGCCTGCCTTCACCCAAGAGATAACCGGACACATGGTTGAAACCGAAGGGCCATTGCTGACGTTTGCCTGTGACGGTGAGTCGGAGAGATCAGTATTCGCTGAATTCGTGCCGTATACGATCCACTCCGGTGAGCATTCTAATGCTTTAGACATTGCCAGTAACAGACGGTCTTTCATACTGGACTGAATACCGTTTTCGATCTGGCTGATCGTAATTCGGTTCAGACTTAGTGATGAATCAATCTCTTTAACCCGGGCTGTCAGCATGTCCTGGGTGAGCCCTAAACTTTCTCGTCTGGCTTTGAGCCGTTCGCCTAATTCAACAATCATAAATCACAATGCCCGTGATGACGGGATATCCTCAATTGGTTGTTTCTTTTCAGAACCCGAAGGTGTTCGCATTCAGAGTTTCTATCATAGCCCTTTTCTGTCCAAGTATACAGCATTTTTGTAATGATTTTTACAATGAAAAAGAAAATTTCATTACGTCATTATATTTACATTGAATGAAAGTTTTCTTACTATAACTGTCAAATCGTGGTGAGGGGTGAGCGCCTTACCCATTTTTCAGTATGGCAAAACGTGATATTTCGGCGGTTAAAAGGTGTATTGATGAGCATTAGACGGGCCAAACGAGATCAGTGTTTTACGTTGGTCGGTAACCATATTTTTCAGGAGGGGCATCTGTCCTTTCAGGCGATGGGGATGTTGACTTATCTACTATCGAAGCCGGATCACTGGCGGGTCAGCCCGGCTCATTTAGCGAATGTGACGCAAGGATCAGCGAAAAAAACCGGCCGGGACGGCGTCTATGCGATTTTAAAAGAGCTGCGACAGGTTGGTTACGTTACAACGCACAAGCGTGCCAGCGGAGAAATTGAATACATTGTTTTTGATGAACCAAAAACGGTTTATCCGGATGAGGCAATTCATGCTGTGCCTTGCTCTGAAACGGATAAGCCAGATCTGGCTGAACCAGATCCGGCTCAGACGACACAAGTAAGGACGGATCCAAAACAAGAACGGAATGATCAATTATTGATCCTTGCACAGCCGGTTGCAAAAGAGACCTCAGTTTTGACTGCGCAACCTAATCAGAAAGACATGCAAGCTGTTGTTTTTCATCTGAATAAGATGGCACAGACTCGCTTTCAGCCCAAAGGCCAGACAGCCGGTTTAATCATGGCTCGCCTGCGGGAAGATTTTTCAGTTCAGGAGCTGATGGCGGTGATTGATCATAAGGTTCGGGAGTGGGGTAAAGATGCCCGAATGCGCCAGTATCTGCGCCCGTCCACGCTGTTCAATATGAACAAATTTCCGGGTTACCTCTCCCAAGCCCGGTATGTGAAAGAGAACGTGACTGCGGGACATTCAACCTGCAACTGGGAGCCTGATGACGAAGATACCGGTTGGATCGATGCGTTACATCAGTTTCCGAACGACATAACTGATTCAGTACACCGGTGAGGAATCGATAATGAAACCAATAACCTATGAAGCAATCCAGCATGAACTGAAAATTTTGTCGGCTGATGGTGCAACTTCCGCAGAGCAGCAGTCTCCGGATACGTTTGCCGCGCAGATCGTCAACATGATTTTACGCGAGTTACGGGGGATTCATCCGGGGTGGCGAGCTTCAATCCGAAGTGAACAGGAATATGAAACTCTCAAACTGAACTACGTCAAAGCGATGATGGAACAAGGGGTGAATACCATGGTGCAAGTGCAGCGTGGTTTGCGGATGGCTCGGGCGAACCCATCTGATTTTATTCCCGGACCGGGGAAATTCTGTGCCTGGTGTCTGGATGATAATGCATGGCTGTCGGCTTATCAGCGCATGATGAAGCGATGTGCACCACAAAGCCGTCTGGAACAGTTAGTTCGTAATGAGTGTGAGTTTGATACGCGGACATTGAGTCAGGAAAAAGCTAAGCGGCTGTTTGAAAAAACTTATCACAAATGGCTACAGCGTGAACGGAATGGCACCTTACCACAGCAGCCTGCCCGATTACCTCCGCGAACCGTAACGACTGAATTTGATCGGCTACGTGGTGAGCGCGGGGTGCCGGATCCGAATACTTTAACCGGCATATTTAAACGTGTCGCTGAGCTAGGGCAGCGGCATCAGAGCAACAAAATGGGGAAATAAATCATGGAATTTACCACAGTAGAAATCAACGCCATGCGTAAAGAACTGATGAATCATGCATTCTCAGCTTTGGTTCGGCGAATGCCGATGAATAAGTGTAAAGCTTATGAATATATTGCCAATTATCTCGGTGTGAAGTACAGCACAGTGACCAATATGGTTCAGAAAGGGATTTCTGCAAAACATGCATCCGGCCTGTCTGCGATTGCGGCCCGGTTTAAAACCCGGATGTACCATTATCAATTTGCCCCGACCGATGCCATTTGTCTGGCATGGCTGGAACATGATTACCGCTGCGATAAAGGGAAGCATCCCAGTAAGCATCTGTTCAAGCATTGGGATCGGGAAATGAGCAAATTACATATTTATGAGGATGCATAAATGTTCCACAACAGATCTGGTGAGGTTCATAGCAGTGCATTCAACATCACTACAAATCGTTTTTTCTGCCGGACAGGAGAAATGCAACGATGAGTCTTTTTTCTTTTAAAACCGGACAGGGGGGAGCAGTTATTTCTGAAAAAGCAACGATGTCAATTGCTGTTGGAAGTGGTACGGGGGTTGGAGTCAGTGTTGCTCAGGGTGCAGAGAATTATCAGTCGATGATGAATTCAAGTTTACATGACATTCTGGCAGGAAACTTTGTCTGGTACGGTTCAGATATCGCTTTCCTCATTGGCACGACCTTATCCGTGATCGGCATTGGTATTACATTGATGCGTTTGTTTCTGTTTCAGTCACAAAGGTAGAAAATAAAAGTTAGATAGAGGTCAGCATGAAATATAACCGATTGATCGGGACGGTGCTTTTCGGCGCTGTGGCGATTACCGGCACACTTGAAGGTCAGCGAAATCAGGCTTATCAGGATCCCGGCGGAGTGTGGACAGTCTGTTTCGGAGAAACAGCAGGCGTGCGTCAGGATATGTCTTATAGTGATCAGCAGTGTGCAATGATGCTTGCCAGCTCTCTGAATTATCACAATGAACCACTGGAAAACCTGCATTATCAACTGCCACCAAACGTCCATATTGCCGCCCTTGATTTCAGCTATAACCTGGGAACGAATGCGCTACGCCGTTCAACCCTCTATCGCAAACTGAAGCAACGGGATATTGAGGGGGCGTGTCAGGAGTTTAATCGCTGGGTATATCTGAACGGCAAAGATTGCCGTGTGGCACAAAACCGCTGCCGGGGCATCGTCACCCGCAGAGAAATTGAAACGCAGCTTTGTCTGGGGCAGATTTCAGTCAGGGATGCTTTGATGAAACTGGGACATACCCCCTCAGATGCAGAGGTGATGTATGATCTTTAAAGGATATGTAAGACTTGGCATTTTTCTGTTGCTTGGGTGCGGAGTGGGAAGTGTCGTTCTCAGGGTAAAATGGTTGGTTGCTGAGAATGAAAAACTGACGGCTCAGGTCTCTCAATCCAGTGTACAAATTATGATGCAGAAAAATGTACTGGCTCAGGTATCTCAGGAACGCGAACAGATGAATCAAATTCTGATCAGAAGAGCCCGGAACAGTGCTGATAATGAGGAAAAACTACGCCATGAGATTCAAACATTGCAACAGGAAATATCCGGTCATCCTTGTGTTGTCCCTGCTACTGTTACTGAACGGTTGCGTGAATCATACTGACCCCCAACCGGTCATTCAGACACAGTATGTTGTGCCGCCGGAAGGGATGATCGTTCCTTGTTATAAACCCAGTATCAGCGGTACTTGGCCAGAGGTTATCACTGAAGATATTCCCCGCCTGAAGTCGGCATTGAGCCAGTGCGCTGCGCGGGCAGATGATTATCTGCAATGGCGAGCTTCTAAAGTCACACCTTGATACGACTTCTCACAGTATTCTGAGATGGCCGGTCAGGATAATCGTATCAATCTGTTTACCTACTCATCATAAAAATCTTTCTGGTTATTTCTGAAGCGGGGATCGCTTCAGGGAACAGGAAGATTTTTTATGTCTGACGGTTTTGTCTGTCAGGTTTCGCTGATGTAACTCGGTTTGTTGAAGTCTTTTGGGATGCAGATGAAAGATAATTTACATCTTGTGTGTGAGGTGTGACAGAGAAAAAATCCTGAAAATAGACGGATATGCAGGCGGAAAAAATTTCAGTCAGCCGGTTCAGAAGCATGGTCAAAACGGCTGACTGAAAGGGAGAGAAATAGATTTAGATTAAGGATAATTCTTGTTGCAGACTGGCGCGGCTTTCGGGGGGAAGCGACTTGATTAGATTGCAGACTAACTGGTTGGCAGCCTTGGCTGAAGGGCTCAGAGTGTGGCTGTAAGACAGATTCATAACGAATGTGTGACCGCACTCGGGATCACTACAGCTACAGTACAGATCTGCATGACTGTTGGTAATCCGGTTCGATTTTTGGATCCGGCTTTTTTGACCACACTCAGGGCATAACACTCTCATATTTATACCTTTCCCTCTGATGAATAATTGACACGATTATAACAATAATGATGGCATCTACCTAGCGAAATGTAAAAAAACTTACCATAAACTGCGAACAATCACCGGACAAGCCCGGCTCTGTCTGACCTGAGTCGGTTTTTGGCTATCCAGACCATCTATTCAGACCACAATGAGCACTCATTTATCCCGTCAATCTCTGATCAAATGACTCCGCAATGCAGCGGTGTTGTACAAAATGTCGACAAAAATCCCCACATCAACGCTTATTTTCTCCTGATTAATTCCAGTCTGTTCCGTTTTACCCTGTATCCGAATCAGGCCGAATCCAACATGATGCAGCATTTTTTCAGACCGAGTATTCTTCTCTCAACCCGAACAAAACGGGGAAACAAAACGAAATTGAAATCATATAAGAAATTGATATTAAAAATAAAATATCAAATTCAAATGGTTCTGTTTCTGGAAAGCTAACCCACAGTAAGGTGACAGTTTCATGGCTCAGTATGAAGCGGGCGACAAGCTCAGAAACTTTAAAACATTCATTGAAAGCTGTGTCGGAGATGAAATTGCACAAACCCTGACGAGCCAAATGAAGAATATTTCTCTGGGTTTGGACAGTCAGTCTTTGGGCAACGGTTGTCAGTTAATGAGACTGCGTTATCACGCCCGTCTGGCATTCAATAATTTTCCGCATCTCACCTATAGCCCTGCAGTGCTGTTTGCCAATGTCGGCGCCTGGCTGATGGATCACGATCCTGACCGGGAAATGGCTGCGGTTCTGAACAATCCGATGATTGAGATGACAGCGGTTGATGAAACTCATTCAACGATTGTGATCGATGTTGAGTTTGAAGAACCCGTCAGCGTGACAGAAGACGCTGCAGGGCCGATTTACTGGCGTGGTAAACAGTGGCGTATTGATACATATGAAATCTGGGTGGCGGAAACATTAGGTGATTTCACGACAGGTCGGCGTTAAGCGGCCAGGGATTGCAGAATACTGTTTCTGATTCACTCAAACCAAAGGCGATCCAATCCCGGCCGGGATTGGATCACACCAAGCGGTTGTTTGGCATTGTAAGTTAGCGATATGACAAGCAAGCAGAGCAATCGGATGATCACATTAAATAGGAGCGGATAACATGGCGTGGCCCAGCGTTATTATTAATATTAAAAACATGATGAAAGGTCCCATTGCCGGGGTGGAATATCATTTTCTGTTTGTCGGATACGGAACGGTTTCCGGTGCAGAACGTGAGTTAACGGTTGTTGATGCTTCAACTGACCTGAAAGAAGCATTGTCTTCAGCCGGAGACTCTTTGCTGACAACGGTAATGGCTGCACAGCTCAATGGTGGCAGTGAATGGACTGCCGGGGTGATGGTACTCGATCAAGCCGATGACTGGAAAGATGCAGTGCGTAAAGCCAATGAAACTGCAAGTTTCGAAGCATTTGTACTGGATTTCCCAGCAGCGGATAAAACCTTGCTTGAAGATGCGATTGCAATGCGCACTGAGCTGAAAAATGCACTTGGCCGGGAAACATTCGCAGTGTGCTGTTTGCCGGAAATCGATAATACCGACGCAACCAACGGCGAAACATGGGAAGCTTGGTTAGCGAAGTCAGTCGCGATTGTCGACGGTGTTGCCAGCCAATATATTACGGTCGTGCCATCGGTTCATGCAGATGGTTCAACACTGGGTAAATATTGTGGTCGTCTGGCGAATCAGGTTGATGCGTCGATTGCGGATTCTCCGGCACGGATTAAAACCGGTAGTGTGGTCGGGTCAACTGATTTTCTGACCGACAAAGATGGCAAAGCGTTAGCTCTGTCCGTATTGAAAACACTGGAGTCAAACCGAATTTCCTGCCCGATGTGGTATCCGGACTATGACGGTCAATACTGGACAACCGGTCGTACCCTCGATGTGGAAGGCGGTGATTTTCAGGACATCCGTCATATTCGTGTCGCGATGAAAGCTGCCCGTAAAGTCCGTATCCGTGCTATTGCCCGCATTGCGGATCGCACATTCAACTCGACACCGCAGAGTGAAGCACAGGCAAAACTGTTTATGACGCAGGATCTGCGTGAAATGGCACTGACCGGCAATCCGGGTGAAATCTATCCACCGGAAGATGATGACATTCAAATCAAGTGGGTCAACAGCACTGAAGTTGAAATTTATATGGCGGTTCAGCCGTATGAATGCCCGGTCAAAATTACTGTTGCAATCTATATCAGCCAAGGAGATAAAGCATGAGTGCCCGTTTTTCCGGTCGTAGCTTTGATACGACACTATTTGGAGTGTATGTCCATGTTAAAAGTGCGACAGCAACAATCAGTGATGAGTCAGCCGTTGCCTTTACTCGTGGTGTGACAGACGGTTATACCGACGGTAAAGTCAGCTGTGATGTTGAACTTGAAATGGATCTGAAACAGTTCCAGAAAGTCCATGCAGCCGCAAAAGAAGCCGGCAGCTATCGTGATATCAAATTACAGGATATCCAGTTTTATGCCCATAACGGTGAAGATGAAGACAAAATCGAACTGTACGGTGTGAAATTCCTGGTTTCCGATCTGCTTAATATCGATTCAGAAAGTGCGGATAAATCGACTCGCAAACTGAAAGGTTTTGTCACCAGCCCGAACTTTGTCAAGATCAACGGTGTGCCTTATCTGTCTCAGGCCGATACCCGCAACTTGATCGGCTAATTTTGTATTGGTGCAGATTGAATTGATTGTTGAATGACAACTTATGGCATTTTATCTGAAAGCACCATATCAAATATTTTTAAACACGGCTGATTAGGCCGCGATTCCAACAACGGGGAACAGCCTTACTTTATCAGGCTTGTGAGTACCGAGGCTGAGAAAATCATCGAGAAACCACTATATCAGGGTCGGCCCTGAGGGATTTCTGCGGCCTGAAGGGATGGTTGTGCCCCACTTAACATCAATTTTATACATGCCTCACGGCATAAAAAGAGAGAAAGAGACATGGCTAAAGCTGCTTTTACCATTAAACCGGTTGTTGTCACGATTGGTGAGACTGATTTTACTTTCAAACCGACGGTTAACGATGCCAACAACTATACCAACCATGTATCGATGGATAGCAAAGTTGAACCGGCACGGACTTATCTTGAGCGCACCGTTGATGCAGAACAGAAGAGTGAACTGGTTGAACTGATGAATACGGTTCCCGGCCTGGTGATGGAAGTCTTCAGTCTGGTGCATGAATCTTCTAAAGGCGGGATTTCAATTACCCTAAAAAACTAACAGAGCGGGTGAAGCGCATTGAAACCAACGGGTTGGAACAGGCGCTCACCCTGCGGCGACATTACTTTCCCGACGGAGAGGATGAACCGCAAGAGTTAGCAAGGGCGCTCTGGCTCGATCAACATGAGAAAGAGCGCATGGAAGTCGCGGTTATGAGTGCAGTTGCGAGGTTATTTAATCACCGATGAACGATTCAGTCTTAATAGAAATCAATATGATTGATAAGTTGACTCAGCCTTTGACCGGTGTTGTTGACCAAATCAATCAGATTGTCCAAACCGCCAGTAGCGATTTTGACAAGGTAAAATCCAGTGCCTCAGATGTCATCCAGACGTTTACTGAAATGGGAACATCACTTGAACCCGTATTGACGATGGATTGGGATGTCGGAGGTATCGACTCTCTGGAAGATGTCGGTCGCATTCTTGAGCATGTTTCTGAAGCATCGAGCGAGATACTCTCGCTCGGTCTCGGGAGTCAACTGGTCCAAGTATTTAAAGATGCTGAAGGAGGTATCAATAAATTTGCTGACAATCTTGATCAGGGGATAGATAAGGTTATCGAAACATTTGATCTGGCGAAAGCCAAGGTCAAAGATTTTTCCGGTGCTGCCAAAGCGCAATTTGCGGCGGTGTCACAACGAACACAGAATTTCATTCAGGCTGGTAAGGGGCTGGCTACCTCGTTTTCGAGTGCTGGGGTCAAGGGATTTGCCAGTGTTGCCAAGGCGCAATTTGCAGCCCTGTCTCAACGAACACAATCTTTTATCAGTAATGTGAAAAACATCGGGACGGCCTTTTCTGCTGGTGGGCTGAAAAATGGCGTCAAGAATCTCGCGGCGTCAGTCAATCAGCAATTTACCAGTATTTCGCAAAAAGCTGCAGGATTGTCTGGCATGGGCGGGCGAGTACAACAGTATTTAGGTCCTATTTCTTCCTCGCTCGATAATGTTAAAAATAGCCTCTCTCAGGGGATGGGGGAAGGCATTGCTAAAGTCACCGCGTTAGGTGAAAAGTTTCCTTTTCTTGCTGGCGGTACAGAGTTTGTTGCTGCCGGTATGACATCGCTTGATGGGGTCATGAAATCAGCTTCCGGTACTTTAGGTGGTGTACAAAGTGCATTAACTTTTGTTTCCGATTCTGTTGGTACATTTCAAAGTGTTATGGGATCGGCCTCCGAGGTGATCACCTCGTTTCAAAGTGTCATGGGAGCTATGTCAAATGTGATGACCACGTTTGGCCGTTTGATTCCCAGCGTCTCGAGTGTAATGGCGGTCATGGCCAGTCCGATTACATGGGTTGTTTTAGGAATTGCGGCACTGATTGCGACGGTCTACCTGATTATTAAATATTGGGACGATCTGGTTGCCGCTTTCTCAAAAGTCTGGATTTTCCAACAAATTGGGAAATTGTTTGGTTGGCTTGGAAAGCAATGGGAGAAGTTTACATCATATCTTTCTGACACCGGTGTCATGAGTATATTGATGAACATATACAGTGGATTTGTTACTGCTTTTTCTGGAATTGGTTCGGTGATTAGTGGCATTGCCAGCGTGATAGGTAGTACGTTCAGCTTGATATTTTCACCAATTCGGGTTGCGTTTAAGCTGGTTCAGTCATTCTTGACGTTACTCGTTGATGGTCCTGCTGCTGCAATGGGCGTGTTAATGGAAATTCCGAATATCTTCACTGGAATTGCGGATTCTTTTTCAGCAGCGTTTAGTTCCATTACCGAAGGGATTCAAACTTATATTGATGGCGTGTTGAATGTATTTAAATCGATCGGATCTGGTATCTCTTGGATTGCCGGTAAGCTCGGTATTTCAATTGGTAGTGATGACGCTGAAAAAACTGAACAACATGTATCAACGGAGGCACGAGCATCTGAGAATATCCAGAAGCAGGTTCAGTCGGTGAGCCGGGGCTCGGAATCAAGCCGTTCATCCGAGAAGCATGTCTTAGCGGAAGCGCGAACGACAGAGAATATCCAGAAACAGGTTCAGTCGGTGAGTCAGGGGTCGGAATCAAGCCGTTCATCCGAGAAGCATGTATTAGCGGAAGCACGTACAACCGAAAACATTCAAAAACAGGTTCAACCCGTTACCCAAACATCAGCATCCGTCAGTGATTCGGGTGGGAATGATTCAGTGATGGCTTACAAACGCCAACAGAACACTTTGCCTTCCGGCATGGTGCAAAACATGACCAATACGCAAAGCCAACAGGTGAGTGAGGTGAAACGCTTCGGTGACATTTACATCACTGCGCCGAACGGTTTAACGCCGGATCAACTAGCAGAATGGGATGAAATCAATGTCGGATAAACAGTATATCGATATCAAAGTCGTCGATGGTGGCTGGGATATTGATGCCGGGCAACAGCCAATCCTCTGTAGCGATGCTTACAGCATCGCACAGGATGTCAAGCACGCCATCATGGAATCCGGTTTAGCCAGAGAACTTCAGGCCGAGAGAAACCCAGTGTTGCGCGCCAATGTGCTGCTACAAATTGAACAAATTGCGGAACAGGATCTCCGGATTATTCCGGGCACAGTAACCGTAACCGGAGATGTATCCGGTACCGTCGGGCTCTCTGCTCAGGCATATGACAGCGAGGACGTTATCAATACAGAGGTGAACATATGAGTAACAGACCCCAAGCCGATTTTTTAACTATTCTGGCGGAATCCGGCGTTCCGCTGACCGAGCAGGCATTAGAAGACCAACTGAAAACGGAAGTGTCAGCGGCTGGTAGTTTGCTGTCGAATGACGCTGAAATGTCACCGTTCTGGCGCTGGGTGCGAGCTGCAGTTGTCAAACCTGCACTATGGATGACCAGAACGCTGTTGGTCACACATGTTATGCCAAACATGTTTGTGGCAACCGCAGAGCGCTGGGCACTGGAACTGAAAGCGTGGGAACTGAATGTTGAACCGAAGCAAGCGGTGAAAACTCAGGGCTATCTGACGATGACCAAAGAAAATACCAATGATGAAGTGCTGGTCGAGCGTGGTGTGTTTGTGCAGACACTCGCAATTGAAGGTGTCGTGTATCGGGTGAAAGTGACAGAAGATACGGTGATTCCTGCCGGACAAGTAAGCGGACAGGTTCCCGTTGAGGCTGAGCAGGCCGGTGTCGCTTATAACCTGCCGGCAGGTTATCTCAATATTCTGCCGACCGAAGTTGCCGGGATTGTTTCTGTTATCAATGAAGCCGGCTGGATTACTCGCTTGGGTGCCAATGAAGAGACCGACGAAGAGCTCGCATTACGGCTCCAAAATGCCTTTACCGGCTCCGGTGAGTGGCATATTAACGATGTTTACCGTTCGATTATTGCCAGTGTTGCGGGCATTCGCAGCGATAACATTTTCTTCCGCAATACTGGCGATATTACACCGGGAACGGCAGAGGCCTTGATCCTGGTGGAAGTGGGGGAAACGCCGCAGTCGATTATTGAAACACTGAATGACTACATCATGAATCAGGGCCATCACGGTCATGGGGATGTGTTGACCTGTAAACCGATTCCTGAGACGCGTCATGATGTGATTGCAGATGTAGTGTTGGCAAAAAATCTGACGGTTGCACAGATGGCGGAAACGCTTCAGGAAGTGAAAGATCGGATTCGCGCCGCATTTCGTGAAACCAAAGCGTATGACGAAATGACCCGTGCGGCACCGCAAAGCCGGTTCAGTATCTCCCGCATGGCGACGGAGATTCACAACAACATGGCTAACGTGAAATCCGTGCGCATCACGCTTGATGGTGAGATTCAGGAAGATATCGTCAGTGGCTATACGCAGCCACGTTTAAAATCTTTAACGGTTGGGGAATTAGCAGATGAGTGATCAAAATGCACCTCAAATGGAAGAGATAGTGATTCCGTGGTGGGAAGACGGTGAAACAACGTCAGATACGGTGAAAGAACCTTATTTTCTGACCCGGGGCGTAACCGCTTTCCTGAATAAAATTCGCTCAGGCTTGCTGTTTCCGTTACAGCAGATTGATGCGCTGACCTGCCATGAATCCTTGCTGAACTTACTGGCTTGGGATCGTGATATTCAGCGCTTTGCCGGAGAACCGTTGAGTCTGTTTCGAACACGGGTGAAGTATGCGGCGATTAATGCCAAAGATGCCGGCAGTGTGGCGGGATTCAAACGCATTTTTGCCCGGTTGGGTATCGGAATTGTTGATTTTAAAGAACGACAAGATCCTGTCGAGTGGGATGTCTGTCTCATCCAGTTAACCGACAGTGATATCTCGATGAATACCCGGTTACTCCAGACATTGATTCGTCAGTACGGTCGCACTTGTCGTCGTTACCGTTTCCAAATTATCTATCCGTCAACGGTGACACTGGCTGCCAACGGATTTCATCAAACTTTTGCACTGTATAGTGCATCACTATAACGGGGGAGATGATGAGTCAAGTAGCAATTCCTTTCGCGTTTGAAAGCTATCTGCAAGATCGACTGCTCAACGGCCTGACACCGGATATGAATGAGATGATCTTTGCTTATCTGCCGGACTTGGATCCGGAGCAGGTGATTGATCGCCATTTAGGATTACCTGCACCAAGTTATTGGGTATATCGGCAGGATGTGACTCAGAAAGCGAAACTGAACGATGATTCAGTGGCTTATTCGGTAGTCATTCCCAGTGAGGTTGAAGCGTTTACTTTTAATGCCATTTATCTGCATGACAAACAGACTGCGAATTCTTGTGGTCTGGTCGTGCACAAAACTGCGGAAACCAAAGAGCCGGAGATGTCGAGTGTCCGCACTTGCGTGCAGCAGTATACCGGTGCCGCAAGAGCAGCCAAGATTAACGTGACCCCGGAGAGCTGGCAGATCGATTATCACGCTCGTTTGTATGGTATGGATGACGACTTACGTTTGGCATGTTTTGAACTGTTCGGCACTGCGTCGTTTTTTGCCGATGGTTTCATGGTGCAGTCTGATGATAGTCAGTATTTCTGCACAGCCGGAACCGGTTATGTTGCAGGTCTGCGTTGTGTCAATGAACAACCGGTTCAACTCCCTGATGCTCAGGCTGGATCTAAAATTTACTTGGATGTCAGCTGGCAGGGACAAGTTGTCAGTCGCTGGGCAACGCGCTGGAAGCTCGTTGTGAGTGCAACCTCAATCACCGATTATGTGGAAGACGGTATTCAGCATTATGTCGCGCCAATTGCTCAGATTGAGGCCGATGGCCATGTAACGGATCTGCGGCATTTAGGGCTGGACGAAAACAAGCTGCCGGATGCGACAAGTATGGCAAAAGGTGCCGTAGTGTTAGCCACCGACCATGAAGCGAATACAGGACAGGGGACGGGCGTTTTATCTGCCCGGCAACTGAAGCAAGCTTTAGGTCAGTTTGGCAGTTTCGGGACAGCCATCGATTTAGGCGTAATTGAAAATAATGCGGAATTCGACCCGGTTCCAACCGGCTTGCTCCACTTTGCATCCAGTTTGATTTCCGGTACGCAAACCGAGTATCAGGGAATAAAAGTCCGCCATCCCAGCGGCGATTACTCTGTCATCGCTGGCGGGTATCACGCGGGCAACAATACCTTGGTTATGTATCACTCGCTTGGGAAAAAATGGACGGAAGCTCTGATGGCGGAGCAGACCAACACCATGTGCCCGATAGGTGCGCCCCAACCATGGCCGACAGATACCGCGCCTGACGGATGGGCGATCATGAAAGGGCAGGCGTTTGATACAAAAGCTTATCCCGTACTGGCTGCGTTATATACGGACGGGGTTTTACCGGATATGCGCGGGTTGGCGATTGTCGGTAAGAAAGATGAGGAATCCGTGCTTTCTTATGAAGCGGATCAGGTGAAAAACCATGGACACCCTGACTCATCCGTTACCAGTACCGATTTAGGAACGAAAATCACTAGTTCAGGAGGATCGCATAATCATAATTTTAACCATCCTCAAGGTGACCGAGGCTGGAATTCTGGTGGGTATCCAAACTCATGGTGGGGAAACTCACCAACGTCTGTAGCAGCAACACATACTGCTGGAATACATAATCACAGTTTAGCTATTGGTTCACACGCTCATAGTGTTGCAATCACCGCATTCGGTGCAGCTCAGAACACTATCAAAAATAGGAAATTTAACTGGATCGTGAGGTTGGCATAATGTACTCAATTGTCAATAAAACATGTTATTTAGAGGTTTCAAGAATCTCTGGTGATGGTTACTGGCTGGGTAACGGTCAAGAGCAGGTTATGCAAGGTACGGCTTTAGGAATGGACTGTACAACCGTAATTTTTATACCGAGCCGTGAAGGGATGACGGGAAAATATAATCGTGAAACCGAACAATGGTCTGAAATTGTAGATAACACGCAAAAACCATTTTGGAATCAGAATGGTTTGGAGCAGCGAGTTGACACACCTGAAAGTGATTTTCCCGAGTGGGCTATTTTTGAAAAACCACCTAAATATAACCGCCAAAAAGAAACTATAAATTTTGAAGATGGTCAATGGGTGGTTTATGAAAATCGACTTGGCGAACCTTACTATGATGAGTGGGGGAATGAATTAAGAGTTACGGAATATAATTTTAAACTGCCAGACAGTCATACATTTTTAAAACCATTCAAACCAGCTGAAGGTTATGCGATTCGATTAGTGGATGGACAGTGGAAAGAACTCGCTGATCATCTCGGTAAAACGGCTTATGCAAAAGATGCTAGTCAGCCGGATATAACAATCAGTCAACTCGGCGAAATTCCTGATGGTTACACGCTGAAAGAACGTGGCAAATTTACAACATGGGATGAGACGGTAAATGATTGGGTTTACTCACAAGCGCTTGAACGACCAATAAAAGTCGATGAAGAAAAGCAATGGCGAAATATGGTGTTAAAAGAGGTGCTCGATCGCATCGATCAATATGAAAAAGACCAGAACTATGAACCACATTACCGGACTTCACCGCTGAGTGAGACCGAGTATTTAGGCTTGCTCGGATATCGAAAACTGCTGTGCGATTACCCGGATAGTGATGGTTTTCCGTTTGGTGAGCGTCCTGTTTTGTCATATCCCGAGCCGATTGCAGAACCACCGAAGCCAACCATGATGCAGCGTGTACTGAACAAAGTGAAGCCTCGCTGACGGTAGCATAAAAATAATCATGCAATTCAAAACACGATGGTGACAAGACGACCCACAGCTAACTCTGATGTTGTCGGCCTGTTGTACATCGTATTCAAGAGAAAGGTTTTATTATGAGTCAAGTTGTTATTCCTCTGGAATTTGAACGCTATTTGCAAGATCGTCTGGTCAATGGGCTGGCTCCGGATATGAACGAGATGATCTTTGCTTATCTGCCGGATTTGGATCCGGAACAAGAAATTGATCGCAATCTGGGGCTGCCGGATCCGTCTTACTGGGTCTATCGTCAGGAGATTACCCAGAAAGCTAAACTCCACGATGATGCAGTCATCTATTCGGTGGTGATTCCCGGCGATGTTGAGGTATTTACCTTCAATGCGATTTATCTGCATGACAAACATACCGCACATTCTTGTGGTTTGGCGGTGCACAAAATCACTGAAACCAAAGAGCCGGAGATGTCGAGTATCCGTTCCTGTGTGCAGCAATATTCAGGGGCTGCAACTGCGGCAGATATTCATGTCACTCCGGAGAGTTGGCAGATCGATTATCAGGCTCGTTTGTATGGCATTGATGACGATTTACGTTTGGCATGTTCTGATCTGTTTGGTGTTGCTTCATTTTTAGCGGATGGCTTTCTGGTCAAGTCTGTTGATGGAACCTATGTGTGTGAACCCGGTACGGGATATGTGGCAGGGCTGCGCTGTGTCAATCACCGTCAGACCGACATCGCAGATGTCGTGCCAGATTGCGGGATTTATCTCGATGTGAGCTGGCAGGGTGAAGTACAAAGCCGTTGGGCAAGCCAGTGGAAAATCACCGCCAGTAATACAGTTTTGACGGACTATGTTGTCGACGGTGTTCAGCATTATGTGACACAAATTGCCCGGATTGAAACGGACGGCCGGGTGACGGATCACCGTCATCTGGGACTGGATGAAGATAATCTTCCCGATGCAACAACCCAGTCAAAAGGGACGGTTGTTTTAGCGAGCGATGCACAAGTGAATGCCGGCCAGGGCGCTGGCGTGGTATCACCGCAGCAGTTAAAGCAGGCATTGGGGCAATTTGGTACATTTGGTTCACCGGTGGATTTAGGCATTGTAACGGAAGATGCACAATTAGATGCCGCACCGACAGGATTACTCCATTTTTCAGCCGGTGCTCAGAAAGAGAGTCAGGGAATCAAAATCCAGCATCCGGAGGGGTATTATTCTGTGATTGCCGGATCTGACAATCACAATAATCCCAGTGTATTTCTATATCAGTCTATCTCAGGTACATGGCGACGACTCACCACTGACAATGATATCCAGCGCAGCTTTGTCGGGATGATCGCTGATTTTCAAATCGCCGCGCCGAGGCCCGGCTGGTTGAATGCCAACGGGGGCGAAGTCTCCCGCACCACTGATGCAATTTTGTGGCAATACGCCCAAGATGCCGAGCTGATGATTGAGCAGGCAACCAAAGATGCTAACCCGATGAAGTATGCCGCCTATTTCGGTGACGGTGATGGTTCAACCACATTCACTTTACCGAATTTCCATCTGGGACATTTCCGCCGTGGAACTCCGTCAGGCGTGACACACGGTACAACGCAAGGGGATGCGATTCGGAATATTTCGGGTGGTTTTACCACAAATAATGGATGGATGTTTACTGGGGCACAAGGGGCATTTGTTAGGACTGGGGGAATATTAAATCTTGCTAATGCAACAACGAATGCGGGAGCATCAATGGTTAGCCCAGCTATTGAATTTCATGCATCCAATATTGTACCGACATCAACAGAAAACCGACCCTATACCGTCAATATTGCTGTGAAAATCTTCAGAGGATGGCTATAAGCATGAACAGAAAAATAACCGCGTATCATTATTCGTCTGAGTCCGGCTTATTGGTCGGTACCAGTCCGGCCTTTATTGAGTATGGCTATGATCATTATATCAAACCGCAGTGTGCCACATTTACGCCGCCACCGGAATTCGATAGTGCCACCCAGCAGTGCCGTTATCTGCCAGAGAGCGATAGCTGGCAAGTTGAAGCAAGGTCTGAAGTGAAAGAAGAGCAGACTGAAACTTCGTTATCGACGCAAGCGGAGCCGTCGGGAGATACGCCATCAATTACGGATCAACAAACGTTATTTGCACCAGCGAAACCCGGTGCTGTGCGACGGCTGCTGAATCGGCTGACTTCCCGCTGAGTAACAGAGCATATCTGAATGATTAATTATGCTGACGGTTGGAAGCTTATGGCAGTTTTCTGACCGGGCAGCAAATAAGAGAAAGGTGTTTATCATGAGTCAGGTTGTGATTCCTTTAGAATTTGAGCGTTATCTGCAAGATCGCATCATTAACGGGCAAGCGCCGGATATGAATGAGATGATTTTTGCTTACATCCCTGGTTTAGACCCGGAACAAACAATCGATCGCAATCAGGGGCTGCCGGATCCGTCGTACTGGGTCTATCAACAAGATGTCATGCAGCAGGCGAAGTTAAATGATGACGCAATCATTTATTCGCTGGTGATCCCCGGTGAAGTAAAAAAATTTACATTTAATGCGATTTACCTGCATGACAAGCAGACCGCCAATTCATGCGGTTTGGTAGTGCACAAAATGACAGAGACCAAAGAGCCGGAAATGTCGAGTGTTCGTTCCTGCGTGCAGCAATATTCAGGGGCAGCCTCGATTGCGAAGATTCACGTGACGCCGGAAAGCTGGCAGATCGATTATCACGCCCGCTTGTATGGTATCGATGACGACTTACGTTTGGCATGTTGGGATCTGTTTGGGGATGCATCATTTCTTGGTAATGGATTTCAGGTTAAAGCGTCAGATGGTGGTTATCAGTGTTCTCCCGGTGTCGGATATGTGGGCGGATTACGTTGTGTGAATGACGCATTAACAACGCTCTCCAACGTGCAGGCTGGGGATGGCATCTATCTGGATGTGCGTTGGCAAGGGGATGTGCTGAGCCGTTGGGCAACACAGTGGAAACTGGTGGTGAGTGCCACATCTTTAACCGACTATGTGGATCACGGAACACAACACTATGTGACTCAGATTGCCGCAGTGAAAGCGAATGGCAGTGTGACCGATCTGAGACATTTAGGTATTGACGAGAGCAAGCTTCCCAACGCGACCACAACGAGGAAAGGGGTGGTGGCTCTGGCGACTGACGGCAATGTCAAAACTGGCAAAGGCACAGGTGTGATCTCTCCGCGGCAGTTGAAACAAGCGTTGGATCAGTTCGGGGGATTTGGTCAGCCTGTCGATTTGGGCATGATTACTGATAATACTGCGCTGGATAGTGCACCGACAGGGTTAATTCATTTTGCCTCTGATCTGATTACAGGCAAATCGACAGAGTGTCAGGGGGTGAAAATTCAGCACCCGGATGGCGATTACTCAATTATTGCCGGGTCAGGGAGCCAGCAGGAACCCGCGCTCTTTTTCTTCCATTCTGTACAAAATAAATGGAGTACCACACTGACACACAGAACGTTATATGTGGAGAATTTATTGAAAGGCAATCAGAACTGGAATGTCGAAGGCGATGCAGGTGAGTTAACCACATCCCCCCAGAATTTTGCAGCAGGACAGGAATTCTCCCATGGATGGTTTTGCGGCTCTGATGTGACAGGTATCTATCTTGATTCACAGACTGGCGCGGTATATGCCACGGCTGGAACGATATTCAGGGAATATCCATTATCTACCACGGCAGGGTTGTATGCTTCTGTCACCGATGCTAATGGCCTACAAACCTATGCCGACGCGTTGGAGACTAACGGTATCCGGCTGGCTGTTGAGCAAGCGACGGGGCAGGTTCGGCTTACGATTGATCTCTCAGTGTATACTTCGGGGATTAAAATTGCAGCGCTGTCTTACGGGCGTGGGTTGATTCCGGTGATTTCTGATGATGATTCAGAACGGGCAGCGCGTGGGGGATATATTTTAATTAAAGATTTTAGAAGTCGTACCAAAATTTGGCCGGATGGTACATGTGATATATCGATGAGAGCAACAGCAGGTAAAGCGGCAGCTGCGTATCGTAATCCATTGCCTATTACTATAAAAACTTTTTCAACTGAACTCGGTGACTCAGCAACAGCAAATCATTGGGGAGGGGACGCTGAAGTCATTATCGTTATTGACTCCAAAAATATGCCTAAAAGTAATAATGATATTTGGCTACGAACCAATCATCCAACAATCAATGTTGACACTCTAATTCACATTAAAGCGAGGGTGGCATGAATATAAGATATTTCTTAACCAATGATGGCCTGATTCGTACGGAAAAAGCCTTAAAAGTCAATCGTGTCGATTATTCAGCATTTGTGGAACTTTCTGAACAACAGATTGAAGAGTTTGTCATTAATGCACCGCCGGAAGGCAAGCAACGAAATGGTTTGTCGTGGGTCGATCTGCCGGTTGTAGTCACGGCAGAATCTGAATACCAATGGGTTCAAAAGGAACTGGCCGATGTCGATATCCAGCTCAAGTATCACGCCACCGGCGATACAAAGAGACAGCAACTGACCGCTGAAGACTGGTATGGCTATGCGATTGCTTTGCGCGATTACACCACTACGGATGATGCAGGTAATCCGGTACTGGTGGGGGATACCCGCCCGACCCGCCCAACGGACGAGGGCTAATTATGTGGACTCAATCATCACTCACATGGCCAACATCAGCCAACGGGATCCAAACCCGAGCGTCCTCGGTGACCGATCAGATCGGTGCTGACCATGGCGAAGACCGCTTGTCCGCACTGGAAAGTGATGCTGCTTTTGGCCGCCATCCGCTTAGCCAAGATGCTCAGGCATTACTGAGCCTGCGCGCAGAACTGGATCGTTTACTCACTCAAGGCCAAGTCCTGACGGTGACGCCGTATCAGTTTCAGGTCGGGAGCGAATCGGAATCCGGTGAGATTCTTGATACCGATGCTGCGGTCAAGCGTTTGGCTGAGAAACTCAGAGATTATGCGGATTCGCATCGGCCCAGTGGCCAGCTTCACGCCATTGCGGTCATGATAACCGCTCCGACCCGACAGCAGTTTGCCGAGCAGCTCAAACGGGTCACGGCGGTGATGCCGCTGCCTGAATGGTGTCAGACTCAGCGTCACACTGAATCGTTACTGGCCGCTGATCATGAAAAATTACGCAAACCGGCGCCAATTATTCAGCCCCGGTTTAAAGCGGTCGCCCCGCTGACGACCAAGCCATTTGTTGGGATGAATGCCGCATTAGGCACGCAAGTGGCGACGTTGGAGTCACTGGCCAGTGATCAAGTCAATGTGATTGGTAAGCTGCGTCAACTGGCGGAAAAGCGTCAATTGACACTGCAAACGGTCAACGACACGCTCCAGGCAATGCAAACCATGGATGCTCAAGTCTGGTCGGTCGCTTTAACGGGTGAGCTGGCAAGTTTAAGTCACCGGTTAACGGAGATGTTGCCACCCAATTATCATCGCTACACGGCCGCCAGTTTAATACTCAGTGCATCACCGATGCCATTCTTCGAGGAGTTACTATGTTCGCCTTAAACGGTCAGACATTTGGATTAAAGAATCTTACCGTCAGTTTTGAACGGGAATTAAAAAGCAAAGATATGAGTGCCCAATCGTCCGGGACTGAACAAGCAGAACAGGGCGATAAAGCGGCAACACTCAATGTCTCAGGGTTAATTGCTTTTCACGATATTCACAAGCTGGAAGCACTGCAAACCATGAGTTCGGCCAAGGATGACAAAGGCAATCGCATGGTTTACACGATTGTCGAAGAGATGGCGAACGCGTTTAAAATTAAGAAGGTCAGATTCTCAGGGCGCTTTTCTGCTGCGCAGCAGGACAATGTGATGGCTTGGCAGGTGTCTTTCCAGCTCAAAGAATCAAACAGTGTTGCTGAGCAGAAAGAAGCACGTCAAAAAGCACAGACCAAAGCTGAACCGATTCAAAATCCCCGTTTTCAGCAGTCATTGAAGCAAAATAAGGAGGCGGGCCGATGAATTTAGAAAAACGCCTCTATATTTCCGGTGAAGAAGTCCATCTGGCTCGACATATGATCAGTCTCAAATTGTCGCTCGGCGGCAAGGCGATTTTCACCATTCAGGCTGAAAAGGCCCCGGAACGGTTTGAACTGGTGCGGCTGGATATCGGCTATGAGCATGATCTGTGGATTTTCTTTGAAGGGTATATCGATAAAGTTCAGCCGGCAGAAAATGGTTTCTTCAAAATCACGGTCAAAGAAAATGCCGGGATTCTCAGCCAGCGCTGGCCGATCAGCCTTGAGCATCCGACCGCGATTGATGTACTGGATCAGCTGACACTGTTGACCGGATTAGACTTTAAATATCCGGATGCTGAGTATATGCGGCAAGTGATTCCCAACTTTGTTCATCAGGGAAATGGCTATCAATGTTTGGATGCGTTGGCAAAGGCATTTGCGATTGAAGACTGTATCTGGTTTCAGGATACGGATCAGAACATTTATGTCGGTGGCTATGCCGAGAGTCTCTTTTCCGGTAAGCCGATGTCAGTTCCGGCTGAATTTACCTCACGTCAGACCAATTCTAGTGTCACGTTCGTCCCGTATCCGATGCTGCGACCCGGCCGGGTGATGAATGGTCACCGGATTACGCGGATCGATCTGATCGAAGACGATATGACGGCTTACTGGCAACCGGCCAGCAGCGAAGCGGGAGCGCGGAAACAGCAGGTTTATAATGAGTTCCCGGAACTTTCCGCCGGCTATCACTTACCGTTGTTCGGCCGGATTGAAGCGGTCCGTGATGTCGTGCCGCAAGGGAAGATCACCGATCCGTTCCGGCCGCGTTATGCAGTTGATGTGCAAATGCTGGATGCTGATCTTCAGGCGGATTCCTCCGTGCCGGTTTATCGTTCGATTCCGCTGCCGGTCGCCATGGGTGGCATTGAATCGGGATTACTGGCCTATCCGCTGGAAGGTATGCTGGTGGAAATTGCATTTGCTTATGGTCGCAGTGATCGGCCGATCATTCGGGGCGTTTATGGTTTCAATTATATGCTGCCGACACTTGAACCCGGTGAGCAAGTCCAGCAACAGCGGGATGAAGTCAGTCGTCGAATCGATGGGGTTGGCAATATTAACGATAAAACCGACCAAAAAATGAGCCGTTGTGCCTATCAGATGCAGGATCAGGCACAGCATTATCAGGGCGCGTTTGGTCAGCATCAGCTGGATATTCGCGAGCATAGTCAGGAAAATATCTCGGGGAAAAAACAGATTGAGGCTTTGGGAGCGGTTGAATTGCTGGCCGGAGATAATCTGGAACTGGGTAGCCTGGGTAATCTGCATGTTGCTACCGCAGGGGATTGGATCACAACCGTCGGTCAACTACGCAATACCGTGATTCAATTGAATGATCAGCTCAAAATCATGGGCAACCGACTGGAAGTGATCGAAAAAGACTGGGAAGCATCGGCGGCCAATATGCGTTTTACCGCAGATTTGATCACGATGAATGGCGGTAAAGGTGTTGTACAAGGTGACTGTATTTGTGCCTTTACCGGTAAACCTCACTCGGATCTCTCTTCTACAGTTAAGGCAGGAAAATAATGGCACTAGATAAAACATCACTGAAAGACAAAATTATTAATGAATTGAAAAAGCAGAAATTTGTCACGGAAGGAACACATGCCCGCTCTGAGGAACTGGCAACCGCACTGGCAAACGCGATCGTCGATGAAATCCAAGAAAACGCCGAGGCGATCGTTTCCGGAGGAAGCTCTGCAGGGCAGTGGCCGGTGAATTAGTTCGCTTGGTACAGATTTATCATGGACGTTGTGTCTCAAACTTGAACGTTGTCATCAGAGATAACACCACCTGTTTGAGATTAGGCGGCATTTGATGCCAGAGTGTCAGGTATTCGGCGCTGTTGAGATGATCGGCTTGCGTCATCTCAGTAACGCCGAGTACCGCCATAATTTGATCTCTCATCTCCAGTGTCATTGACTGGCGCCCGGATAAAACACGTTTAATTTTGGACTCGTCAATGCCGGAAATGGTTGCCAGTTGCGCATAAGAGAGGCCTTGGTTCTTTAGGAGTTTCCGAATGAAGATAACTGTGGGATGCAAAATCAATCCTTAAGACAACGCATATGATAGTTAATAATATTATCATTAAAGATTTTGATTCTATTGCATATTTTATAAAGGTGAATGGTTCGCCTATCGAACTTTTTGCGTTGCTCAGTTTGTTTTTCGGACTAATTGACAGTTGTTGGTAGCAGATCCCATAAAATTTATTGCACTATAGCAAAATATACAAAATCAACGTGAGGCATAGGGTTATTATGAACAATAAAATCAAAGAGTTAGAATATATCGCTGACGAGGCTGAATTGGCAATGCTGGCACTCACCTCAATGTTATTGATGGATTATAAAGGTGTGGCGGTTTTACAAAGAAAGATGCATGAAATTAGTCAAAAAGCGCATCAGCTGATCGCACAGGAAACACATCAGCGTAAAGATGCAGTTTTCAAGACTGAGCTTGATACAGAACAATACCATATATCTGTTTGATAAATGGGTTGTGATTTCATCTCGTTGATTTAGAATAGTCAATAGGGTACTCAGGATGGTGCATCCGTATTTGCATCAGAATGAGTACTATTTCTATATCGCGTGTTTTTCTCTGCAAGAACACAAAATGTATCAATTAATGAAGCATGTGTTGCTTGGTGCGCAACACCACTGTAAAGGATAA